CGCGTGTTTTTTTTTTTTTTTATTTTAGTTTTTTTATGAGGTTAATTCCTCGTTTTTCAGACACGCCATTAGGCCAAGAATCATTCTTTATTTATTGAAATGACATGATCTCAATCTCATCTTTATAACCACCAAAACGGACAGCATCTTTCGAATACTTATGTCTAGATATTAAATCTGACCATTTTGGAAATCCTTTAACTATGTCATTCTCACTAATATGAGCAGTACGCATCAGACGTGTAATATAGGCATCCTTCCCTTCTCGCATTATTCGATTCATAAATTCTTGAAGAATCTGATGAATATTGCCATAGACAGCACGACTAAGATGCTTATACACATGCTTACAAAAATCATAAGCAACTCTATTAGTACCTTGAGTATCATAGGCCATACCAATTGATGACACTATATACTCAACCACAGACTTCGTATCAGCTTTACCATATGCTAACTTTACTATTAACGCACCAATTGGCCTATACGGCAATACTGGCGAAATCTTATGGTCCCTTATTTCACTTGGGGTAAACACAGACTCTCGTGATACAAAATATCTTTTCAAAAACACTATTCCCGGCACACTTATCTCCCCTGAGTAATTGTGCGGTACAGTCAAAAACTTAGCTCTATGTATATCACGAATCTTCATACCCCAAAAAACTGCTACAAACCTTGCAAACCCTGTTTCATTAATTATATCATGTACATCTCTATGAGTAAATAAAACATGATCATCTCCGTAAACAATAATACCACAACGAAACAATCGATACAATTCACGCAACTGGCTAACTCTCTCAGGGTAACGCTCCATAACTTGCCGAACATACAAGAAATAAAGAAAAGCAACTATCCAGGAGTCACCATGAGACGTCTCAAATGCACCAGATGGCATGCCACCATAAATAACACGCCATATAGTGCTAAACATATGTGTCACTTTAATAGACAGTCTTTCTGCACAAACTCTAAAAAAACATCTCAATAACTTGGCATTGGTATCAGTCATACCATTCCAATTAAAGTAAACACTAGCCTGAGTAACATATAACATCAATAATATCATATGTATCGTGGAATCTAAATGCTTAAAATCTCCATCCTCAAAAATCACATTTGGATCATCAAACCCAACACTCATTGCAAGAGCTGTGGCCCCACCAAACCAAAAATTAATACCAATTTTTATCACTCTTCCTCGTTCCACCAATTGCCTAAACATTAGGCACATTGCAGCCATCAAATACTGAAACACACTAAGTATATAAAAAGGTCTAAGTTTCTGCGGTAAAGTACGAGCATCCTCCTTACTCATACCCAACCTATTAAAAGGTTCGTCCTTTAATGAAATTTGAGCTGCACAATCTTGTGGAGTATGATGAGGATCTTGTAAAAATTTATCCCGAGTCTTATCCAATTCCTTTTGCGCATATTCCAATTGTTCCATTTTTTTTCCATTAGCACTAGCAATAACTCTAATGCCTTCAATCTCAGCTTCCAACCTAGGACCATTTCGCAAACCAGAAGCAGTATCCTTGCGCACCTTAGCAACTGCATCATCTTTAGCCTTCTGATAATCCCATACCTGAGTACCAAAGGCTTTCCTAGTACCAATAGCATGATACAACATATCCAAAGCTCCTGGAAATAAGTGCTCTAACGACTTCATATTCTGTGTAATATACCTAGTATTCTTATCAAATCGATCCAACATATTGGGTAATTTCCGAGGATACAAATTACTAACAGCATGCACAGTATACGTACCAAGCTCATCACCAGCAAAAGACAAATTAGTCCATGATAAAGCCCGCATACATAAGATTTTTAACGTAGGAGCACTGTTATACCCTTGAAAATCCTTTCTATCATAGTATCCATGCTCTTCCCATGGCAAACCTGTATAGGCCGTCACTCCAGCTACACGTACCTCCTTCCATATTGACGCCCACTCAAAAGCATAAAAAACTATTCCATAAGTCTCTCGCCAATACTTCAAATCCCATAAACGATAAGCTGTTATGACTTCCTGAGGAGGTACAGGTAATTCACGCTC